TAATATAGCCAATTTGAATGTACCTCACGGATTAAATTCTGTGGAGTTTTCCAGTATAGTAAACTTAGATTTTACGTTAGTAGATGACGGTGGAACGACTTTTTATAGTTCAAATCATCCAGATGTATATTCAACTTTTGATAGTACAAATATCACATTAAGAAGAACTAATGGAGGATTTTTTGATAGTGGTAATTTCTCATCAACAGGAAGTACTAGAGGTACTATATCCTTTTCATATAATCCAGTTTAATTAATTTAAAATTATGGCACAAACTGCACAGATAAATATTAGTATCGATACTCAAAACGCAATTAAGAGTATTGGTGAACTAAATAATGAAATTGGTGATTCGATTGTAACCGTAAGAGACTTACAGATGGCAGTTGATGCCTTACAGGACGAATTGGAAACCACTGAGGTGGGTACCGAAAGATGGAAGGAATTAAAACAAGCCTATATCGATGCCAATACAGAATTAAAAAATTATGAACTATCAGTAGAATCATTAGATAACGAACAATTCGCTGGTGAATTGAAGTCTGTAGTAGGTGGATTAACCGATATGGCTGGCGGTTTGGCGTTGGTTGGTGTGTCAGGACAAAAAATGGAGGAACTCGTTCAAACGTTTGCACAAGTAGAAGGTGCAAGTCGACTTGTAACTGGTGCGATGGAGACATTTACTTCGGGACAAAAATTGATGACTGCAATAACCACTAGAGCAGCAAAAGCGCAACAAGTATTATCCGCAGCAACACTAAAAGGTGGGATTAGTGCTAAGGCAGCATCAGTAGGGATGGCGATACTAAACTTTGTTATGAACCTCAATCCTGTTTTCTTGTTAATTACAGGTATTGCCGCATTGACTGCTGCATTGGCGTTCTTCGTACTTTCAAGTAATGATGCTGCGGAGGCAAATGAGAGACTTAATGCATCGATGGAAGCGCAGAACAAATTAACTGCGGTACAAAGAGATTTAAGAAAACAGAATCAACAACTAATAAATAATGATTTAAATAATCAAAAGAAAATATTAGAAGGGGAGAAAAAATTACTTGAAAGTAAAGAAAATTTAACACAGGCGGATAAAGATAGAATATCTGCGATAGAGGATGAAATAATTTCCTTAGATAAGTTGCAAGTAGTTGCAATTAAAGAAGAGGCGGTTAAACAAAATCAGGAGAATACACAATTGATTTTAAATCAATTCAACTATTTAAAGAATGCGATTGCGGCGACAGATTATGAGGATGGTGTAAATGACATTAACTATGATCAGGCGATTAGAAAAACTAATGAGTTACGAGATCAATTTGTTAATGCAGGTGTTGAATTAAGAAAAACTGAGGATGTGGAGGCGTACCAAAAAACTCTTAGTAGTTTAACAAACAGTGCGGCGATGTTATCCAAAGAATTCTCTATCTTAAATTTAGAATTAGGTGATGCGGAACAAGAAGAATGGAAGAATACAATAGAAGGTGCGGATAAGTTAGTTGATTCTTTAAAACAGGCGAATACTCTTGCAGGTGAATATATTACAACAATACAAGATGAAAAAACTACTGAGGTTTTACAAAGTCAGTTAGAAATAGAAAAAGAGGCGAATGAACAAAGAGATCGTGCGAGGAAGGCGTTAGAAAGACGAAAAGAACTTTTACAATCAATTGACGATTTAATTAGGAGAGAGAGAAACGCAATTAATGAGTTAGAACAAGTTAGGGCACAATCGATTGAGGATGAAACTGAAAGGAATTTAAAATTAAATGAATTACGATTTGGTGCGGAAAGAGATAAACTAATTGAAGGAGCAATTAAACGAGAAGAGGCAGCATTACAAGAAAAGTTTGTTAATGGTAGAATTAATGAAGAAGAATATAGAGAATCAATAAATGATTTATATGAAAATGGTGCTGACTACTTATTGGATGTTGAAAAAGAACTTTTAGAAGAAAAGAAAAAAGTATATAAAGAAGAGGAGGAGGAAATACTAAGATTACAACAAGTAAGAGTTCAACAGGCAAAAACTACTTCGAAACAGATTGATGTAATAAATCAAGATACTACAAATACTCTTTTAGAACAAGAAAAGGAAAGACGTATCTTTGAGGCGGAACAAACGATAAAGGACGAAAGAAAACTACAAGAAGAGTTACTTAAAATTAATAAAGAGTTTGCGGATAAAGAAATCAAACAGATTCAGGATACTTTACAAAGTGAGGTTGATTTAAGAACTGCACAGTACCAACAAGATTTGTTACAGAAGGATTTAACAACAGAAGAAAAAAGACTCATTGAGGAACAATATAATAATGATATTGTCAATTTAAACGCAGACGCACAAAGTCAAATTCAAGATGTAATTCGAAGTACAGTAGAGGCAGTTAGTCAAAGTACTTTAGTACTTACGGAACAACAACAACTAATATTTGATTCTGTTGTAAGTGGTATCCAACAAAGTTTAGATATAATTAATCAAATTTTTGATGAGGTTGCAGAAAGGGCGGCGTATCGTAGAGAAAATGAATATGAAAAAGATACTGAAACATTAAATCAACAACTCGCTAATAGAACTTTAAGTGAAGAGCAATATAATGCAAAACTCGCAGAGTTAGATCAAAAAAAGGCGGCAGAAGAATTAAAGGAAAAAAGAAGACAATTTAAACTGAATAAGGCTAATAATATTACTGAAGCAATTATTTCTACCGCACAGGCAGTACTTCAAGGATTAGCTGCAGCACCACCACCTGTAGGTCCAATTTTGGCGGGTATCAATGGTGCGTTAGGTGCAATTCAAATCGGAGTTATTTCTGCACAACAATTTAGAGCAGCAAGAGGAGGTATTGTACCGGGTGCACCATCTGAAGTTGATAGTGTATCATCATTACTCGCACCCGGAGAAATGGTTATTAACTCTAATTCATCTCAAATGTTCGCAGGTCTTTTAAGTGCAATCAATGAATCTGGCGGCGGAGTACCTTTAGTGCCATCTACATTAGATAAAGGAACATCTGGAGGTAATACTAATAAATATGAAGAAAATAATAAACAACAAACCATTAAGGCTTATGTTGTTGAAACTGAGATATCTGATAAACAAAAGAAAATTAGAAGGATAAAGGAAAATTCTGAATATTAATCTAAAAGTAAACTAAAATAAAAAAAAAATATTTAAAATAAAATTACTATGTCAGAAAACAAAGAAAAAAAGTTACCCTTAGTATATTTAGAAATTGACTTTGATGATATGCAAAGTGGTGTAGACGCAATATCTTTTGTAGATATGCCTGCCACTGAAGTAGAATGGAAAATGTTCTCTAAAGAATCAAAACAAATGTTTGAAAAGAATGAGGTTGAAAGGATATTAACAGGACCTGTTATGTTGGCGGAAACCCCTATTATTCGTTTTTCTCCTTTTATTGGTGAGTATTTCATCAAATTCAGTGAAAAAACCATTTCTCAAATGATGAAAAAGTATTTCAAAGAGAATAAAATACATAAAGTGAACGAACACCACGATTCTAAAAGACAAGTTAAAGATGTTTATATGATTGAGTCGTTTATTGTAAACGAACGAACTAAAACGAATATCTTTGATGTACCCAATGGGACTTGGATGGCGTCTTTCTTTGTTGAGGATGAGGATTATTGGAATAATACTGTGATGAGTGGTGAGTTCAAAGGTTTTAGTTTGGAAGGAATGTTCTCAGAAGTTTTTGAAGATGAATTAATCGAACAAGTATATTCTAAAATAGATAAAATGTTAGAACATCCTGATGAGGAATTTGTCTACGATGAAATAAAACGAATTTTAAATATTAAATAATATGAAAGAATATGTTTTAATGATTTTAAGTGTGTTATTCGTTTATTTTACACCTGTATTACCTCTTTTAATATTAGTATCTGTATTTATATTCTCTGATACACTGTTAGGACTATATACTGCGAAGAAATTGAAAAAAGAGATTACATCCAGAAAATTGGCGAGAATAATAACAAAATTAATAATATATACATCTGCGATGTTACTAATATTCTTATTAGACAAGTTGGTTTTTGGAATGTTTATCGACACACCATTTATAATCACAAAATTAGGGTCGGGTGTATTATGTTTTATTGAGGTGTTTTCAATGGATGAAAACATCAAAAAAATTAATAAAGATAGGGGATTGATACATTACATCACAAAATCTTTTGATTTCATTAAAAACATAAAAGATAAGTTCAATACTTCTGTAAACGGTTAAAAGTAAACAAATAAACAATAATAATATTTTATGTTAAATAATTAATAATATGAATAAGAAAATAGTAATAGAAAACATCAAAAAATTTTTCACATCAGAAGAAGAAAATGTGAATTTTGTAGATGTTAAAATCGAAGATGGTAAGATTATCAGAGTAAGTGATTTAAAAGAAGGATCTGAAATTAAAGAGGTAACTGAAGATGGTGTAATCGATCTAGAAGATGGAGAATATGTTTCTGTTGACGGTTTAGTTATTACAGTAAAAGACGGTCTTATTGAGTCTATTACTGAAAAAGAAATGGAAGATACCGAAGAATTAGTTGAAGAAGAGGTAGAAGTTGAAATGGAAGAGGAAAAAGAAGTAGTAGAAGTTGAAATGTCTAATGTAATGAGAACTGATGGTGTTGCCATTTATTATGAAGGAACAGAATTGGTTGAAGGAACTCCTTTATTCTTAGATGAAGAAATGACAGAACCTGCGCCAGACGGACCTCACGATTTAGAAGGTGGTACTTCAATCGTTATCGAAGACGGTAAATTGGTTTCTATTGAAGAAGTGGTAGAAGAAGAAGAACTCGGATATAAAGAAAAAGAAATGGAAGAGATTTTTAATTCTATCAAATCTATGAAAGAAGAATTAGAGAAATTAAAACAAGAAAATAATGAATTTAAATCTAAGTTTAATAAGTTCTTAGGAGAACCATCCGAAGAATCTACTGTTAAAGAAAAGATTTCGTTCAATAAAATTAGTAGAGAGGAAAAATTGAAATTCTTCTCTAAAAAATAATAATAATTAAAAAAATTTAAAATTATGAGTTTAAATGTAGCAGGTTTAACAACCTACACTGATGAGTTAAAAATGGAACTTATCAGAAAATCAGTGCTAGAAGGTAGAACAACTAGTTTGATTACAATTCAGCCTGATGTAAAGTCAAGTGCGTCGATAAATATTATCGATTCAGACTTAGTAATGCAAGCAGGTGCGTGTGGATGGAATGAGGATGGTACTACAATCTTAACACAAAGAGATTTGAGTGTATGTCCTTTGAAAATAAATGAATCTATTTGTTTAGATACATTAGAACAGTATTACACACAAAAGATGATGAACGCTGGTTCGTATAACACAGAGATGCCATTCGAACAAATCTTCACAGAAGAAAAGGCGGCGAAAGTGAATGCAACTATCGAAGACATCATCTGGAAAGGTAATACATCAACTGGTGTAGGTAACCTAGCGTTATGTGATGGTTTCCTTAAAGTGATTGATGATGAGGCAGGTAACGTAGTTACTGGTAACACTTCTTCTGCAACTGCGATTACTGCATCTAACATTATCGACTTAGTTGATGATATTGTTTCTGCGATTCTAGCAGACATCAGCAATTCTGATGATTTACATTTGTTTGTAGGTTATGAAACATACAGATTGTACGCTAAAGCGTTGAGAGATGCTAACTTATTCGCATACTCAGGAGCAGAGAATCAAGGACAAGATTTCTCACA